GGGTAGATAATTAGGATATGAACTATTAGAGAGGTACTAGGGTACTAGCTGGAATAGAGCGTTGAACTGAACGAATCCTAACGCGTCCTAGAGGTATCCTAGAGCAAGTCTCGACGGACTAGGACTGCTGAATATCGTTTGAATTGAATGTTTGTTCTATCTATCGGCAGACTAGCTAGTAAAAGTGATTGAAGCAATCGATTGAAGCGGATGATTAAAACGATGATTAGAACGAATGGTCAAATTGGCAAGGTTGAACGATTGGAAGCGAGTCCATACCAAGACAGCCGGATTCTGTCTGCTCGCGTCCTGAGTCATCCTGAACGGTTCTAGGGCATGTTGAAAAGCTGTTGAAATGCTGTGGATAAGCTGTTGAAAACCTGTGTGTTTAAAATGAGCGTTTGATTAGTTATCTATATGTTTGATGATATATGATATCATGTATATGTTTGATGGTATACTATTAGATATATATGGTATGGGGTAGGCACCCTCTGATAGAGTCTCATAATCGGAAACCGGGGGGAATATTGATCACTCTCTATTGATTCACAAATAGAAACCTCTCCCTTAGAAAACACCCTCCCTAAAAGATGGATTAAACGAAATGAAGAAAATCGTTCTAGAAAATTTAAATATGAAACTTCCCGAAGATTTCTGACTCCGAACATTCCGGAATTAAATATATCCGGTGAATATTTAAAGATTCATTAGACTTTCTTAGCTTATGGGACTTGACAAAAAATGAGAACCCTGTATAATAAGGATACCCGAGAGGGATACTTTAAAGTTATCATTTAGGGGAATCTATTATGTTATTAGATAATAAAGGAATTGAGACTCGACTTAATTCCTCGCACAATTTGATGAATCGTTTGAAGAGTATTTCGAGGAAGAAGTCTAATCTTATTTCTGTTCCGAAAAGAAATAATGAATCTGATTCTGAATCTGATGCTGAAGATACTAACCAGTTTCAAGAAGATACTAAGTCAGCCGTTTTCGACGCGAATTCTAATGGTCTCTCAGCAGACACTCTGATTGAAGATCTCGACTTCAAACTTCAACGAGGAAGCATGAAGCGGAAAGCCGTTAATGTTTTATCGAATACTCTCGATGCATTAGCGGCTAACATCCATGATATCGATAGACCAGCTACTCTCAGTAAGATTGCTACTGATATGAGTAAGATTGTCTACAATCTAGATGAAGATGCTAGATCCGCTCAGAACAATCCTCAGAGTCAGCAAGTGATTATCTATCGTCCTATCATGCAGACGGAGAATCACTTCGATTCTATTAATTTGCAGGAGTGATTTCATTCGAGCGAAGCCAGCGGCTATCTTAGCTAGACTCACTCATCTCGTTACTTACAAGGAGAATCAAATGTTACCAGTAATCCCCTCACAAAGCGTCTTTAGTCCAGTTCTTTACAATTCAACTCCCGTTACTTTAAGTGAGGAGCAATTGAATTGGATTAGAGAAGTCCTAGAAATCACATCTTCAGATTCACAGTTTGCTGATAAAGCTTTTAGAGCTATCAAGTTTATCCTCACTACTGAATCTGTTGTTGCTCCTGTTCTTTCTAGTTTGAGTCCAGCTTCAGCCGTTCTCGGTACAGCTTCATTCACATTACATGTAACTGGAGAAAATTTCACTCCTGAATCTGTCATCATCTGGAATGGTTCCACTGAACCAACTACATTTGTTAGTCCAACAGAATTAACAACTGAAGTAGATATGACAACGGCTGTAGTAGCGGCTGAGATTCCAGTTGAAGTTCTTTCTATTGATGGTGTGATGTCTAATGTTATGACATTCACTCTGACTGAAGTTCTAGCATTAACGGCTAAGAAAACTTCTCCAACTCCTCAGTCTAAAGATTTTGGTTCTTCTTCTCTTGCTAATTCTCCAATTCACAAGAAGTAAGAAATGCCGACTCAATTATTGAACCTCGGAACTACACCAATCACTCAGAATACAATCTATGCTCTCCCTGCAAGGAGAGCGATTCTATTCAGTGATGCTACTACTCCAACATTTCAATTATCCAATACAGAAGCATTCACAGCTAGTGTAGCCGTTACCTTAACTAATGGTCAAGCTGAAGCGAATGGTGGATTCATCCGCTGTACTTCTGCTACTCCTGGTTCTATAACCCTTAAACCTTTCTGATTCTTGTGCCTTATTCAAAGGAAGGAATTTGGAAGCCAAACAATCCAAAGCAAGTCCAATTCCTGTCTATTCCCATTTCTATCAAGGAAGCATTCTTTGGGGGTGGAGCTGGGTCTGGTAAATCTGAATTGTTATTAATGTATGCCGTAGTTAACGGCTGGCATGCGATTCAAGGATTTAAGCAAGTATTCATGCGTAGGAAATTCCCAGAGATACGACATGAAATTGTTCCACGATCTAAACAACTCTATACTCCATTAGGTGCAAAGTTTAACAAGTCAGATATGGCTTGGACATTTCCAAGAGAAGATCAATATGGATCAGGATTCCAACCAGATGGAGGAATCATCTTCTTCGGACATTGTGAAAACGAAGATGATGTTCATGGGTGGGATGGAACAGAGATCAATCTATTCACTCCTGATGAGCTTACCTCGTTCACAGAATATCAATATCTTTATATTGGATTCACCCGTGTTAGAACAGGAAGCAGAGATTTACCAGCGATTATTCGTAGCTCGGGAATGCCCGGTAATATTGGGCATACTTTCGTAAAGAAAAGGTTTGTAGATCCGGCTCCTCTAGGTGGGAAAATACTTATTGGTAAAGGAAACAACAAAAGATTCTTTGTTCATTCAACTTATCTAGATAATATCGATGGTGACCCAAATTATGGAACTTCTCTAGAAGCTCTCCCTGAAGCAGAGAAGAGAGCTAAGAAATACGGAGATTGGTCATCATTCGAAGGATCTGTATTTGAGGAATTAAGAACTAGAAAGTATCCTGATGAACCAGAGAATGCTATTCATGTAGTTGAGCCATTTCAAATCCCATCTCATTGGCCGAAGATAGTAGCAATGGATTGGGGATTCTCTGCTATGTGTTCAATTGGTTGGGCCGCTATTTCTCCTTCAAAACGAGTTTATGTTTATCGTCATCAAACATTTACTCGAATGAAGATTGAAGAATGGACGGCTGAAGTTAAACATTATGTTGATACAGATCATCCCATTGATGTTGTTATCTGTCATTCTGCTAATCAGCATAGAGGTGAGCCTCATACTATTCTTGAACAGGTTTCTGAAGCATTAGGACAACCTGTAAGAATAGCTGAGAAAGATCGAATTGGTGGTAAGTTATTACTTCATGAATACTTAAGATGGAAGCAAAAGGATACGGCTCCACCTGAATCTATTGGAACTTATTCTGATGAATTAGCTCAATGGATTCGTAGGAATAAAGGTGAAGCTCAATATCTTAAGTATGTCCAGTCTTTCCAGTTAATTAGGAACGATGAAGTTAACATCCCCAAATTACAGTTCTTCAATGAACCAGATGTACAACAAGTTTGGGAAGTTCTCAAAGCATGTAACTATGCCAAGAGTGATAAGACTGGTAAGAAGAAAGAAGATGTAGCCGAATTTGAAGGTGATGATCCTTATGATATGCTGCGTATGTTAGTATACGCTGCGGATAGACATTTCGATGATGCTGGATTATCACAGAAGAAAGTTGATGATAAAGAGAATGCTCTATCTCTATTTAAAGAGACAGGAGATCTTACAGCTTTCTATCGTAACATGCGTCAGTTAGAGAGTAATTATAATGTGGATAAGCCGATTAAAAGATTCCATCGCAGAATCGCTAATCGCGGATCTTTATCGTTCGATTCTAGAGTCGGCAATTAGATTCTTTGATCGGAGATTCAGAGATGATTCTCAGATTGAATACTTTAAGAATCTAATCGAAAGAGAAAGAATTGAAAGATCTAAGTTATTAGATAAACTTCTTGAAACGAAAACGGCTGACTTAGCTTCTGAACCTGAAGATGAGATTCCAGAATTCAAACCAATAGCTCAACCTAATTGGAAGATGAGAGCTAGAGCTTTAGAAGAAATGCAGAGACAGAAAAAAGAAGAGATGATGAAAGCTAAACAAAATCAAACTAATTCTTCTTCTCAGTTAAAAGCTAAGGCAGCCGTTATCGGTCTGCAATCAATTGAAGAACTTGAAACGGAATTAGGTCTGGTTGAAAAGGGGATTAACTAATGGGTCTCTTTGGTGCTATCGGAAGTGGACTCAAATCTGCCTTTGGTGGAGGTTCTAAAACTACTGGAACTTCTCCATTAGTTCAACAGACTCCTTCATCTGGAATGGATTCTGGTTATGCTCCTGAGACTCCACAGCAGACTACAACTACTCAGCCCGGTCAAACTAATGGTACTTTAATTGGTACTACTCCAGGTCAGACTACTCAAACTACTCAACCTAGTCTAGCTAACGGGATGAATAATCAACAGATTGATGCTTATACTCAATCTCAATATCAGAAGTATGGAAGGACGGCTGATCAAGGAGCATTAGATACGTGGAGAGGATATTACAATTCTCCTGCTTATGCATCTGGTCAAGGATCTGACTTCTGGAATAGTCAGATGAATAATCTTCTCGGTGAATATCAGCAGTATGGTAATCATGATAGATCTGCTGCACAATTAGCTCAATATCAAGGTCAGAATAACGGCTCTGGTAATGGATTTCAGAATCAAGGAATGAATCCTCAGATGATGCAGCAGATGATGCCGATGCTGATGCAGATGTTTCAAGGAATGAATAAAGGCGGAAGAAATCCTCAACAGATTTCTCAGGGTCAACTATTTAATCAGGGTGGAGCTAATAATATGGATGTTTCATCCTTTGTTGATCCTGATCAGATGAATAGAAATAACGGCTATCTCAGTTAGGAGCTTCAAATGAAATTTTTTCTTCCTCCTAAAGATATGAAGAAGAAGTCTGAAGATAAGAAAGACGACAAAAAGAAGAAGAAGTGATGCCAGATAAAGTTTCTGAAGAACTCCAAAGAGCTTTAAAGTCTATCGCTGACGAATTTGATTTAGACGAACGTCCAGTTCGTGAAAGACAAATTCGTCAATGGAAGAAACTTTGGTTCTACTGGTGTGGATTCACGAGAATCTGGTGGGATGATGTAGCTCATGATTGGCGTGTTTACGATGATGCTAATTATGACACTAATGGGATGGGTTATTATGATAAGCCCATTAACATTTTCAGAGCTTATTTAGAGTCTATCATAGCCGCTCTTTCTTCTACAGTTCCAGCAATTAAATGTATACCAGATGATGCTAATAGTACCGCTGACGTATTAACGGCTAAGGGTGGAACTAAGATTGCTGAATTAATCTATAAGCATAATGATGCTCCACTTCTTTGGGCTAAAGCATTATGGATTTATTGTACTCAAGGAATGATAGCTGCGAGGAGCTATAGTCATTCTCATCCTTCCTTCGGTTTATTAGATGTAGAACAATACGAAGATCAAGAAGAAGAACTTGAAGCCAGAGTCTGTCCTCTTTGCGGAATGGATTTAGATTTATCCTCAAGTCTAAATGAAGCTGATGAATATGATCCTTCTTCTGATGATGTAGCTTTACATTATCTTTTACTTGAAGGTAAGACAATCTGTCCTCAATGTTCTGAAGCCGTTGATCCTGAATTACAGAAACAGAAAGTAGTTATTCCTCGCTTAGTAGGAATCACATCACAAGCTAAAGCTAGACAAGCTATTGAAGTCTATGGTGGATTATTCGTTAGAGTTCCTAATTGGGCTAGATCTCAGGATGAATGTCCTTATCTAGCTTATGAATATGAGACTCATTATACGAATGTCTATAAAGACTTCCCAGATTTACGGGATAACTTTAATACTACTGATGGTGTAATTGACGATTTTGGAAATGCTGCATATGAGCGATGGGGTAGATTATCTCCTGAATACTATGGAGAATATCCTAAGCATACTCCCACTGTTAGACATTGGTGGTTGAGGAATTCAGCATTTGAGGCTTGTAAGGATGAAACTCTTCGTAAAGAACTAAAGAAGAAATATCCAGATGGAGTTCATGTTGTCTGGGTGAATGATCAATTTGCTCATGCTGAGAATGAGAATCTCGATGATCACTGGACGCTCACGTATAATCCTCTTTCTCAGTATGTCCACTTTGATCCTCTTGGCTTACTCGTCACATCAGTCCAAGAAATCACTCAAGATTTAACATCTTTAACTCTACAAACTATTGAACATGGAATTCCTCAGATATTTGCAGATCCTACAGTATTGAACTTTGAGAACTATTCAAAGACTGAAACTATGCCGGGTGGAATTTACCCAGCTAGAAATAAAGCTGGTAAATCTCTGAGTGAAGGATTCCATATGGTATCTACTGCCACGTTAAGTGCAGAAGTGATGCCATTTGGTAATCAAGTTCAATCATTAGGTCAGTTTGCTTCTGGAGCTTTACCATCTTTATGGGGTGGTCAATCTGCGAGAGGATCTGAAACAGCGGCTGAATATAGCATGAGCCGTAACCAGTCTCTCCAGAGATTACAGATAACCTGGAAGATGGTTAATTACTGGTGGAAGGGCGTTTTTAGTAAGGTGATTCCTGCTTACATCAAAGATATGATGGATGATGAACGTCTCGTTAAAGAACAATATGGACGATTCGTTAATATCCTCATTAAGAAGTCTGAACTTGATGGTAAGATTGGATCTATTGAAGTTGAGTCATCTGATAGATTGCCATCAACATGGGGTCAGGTTAAGGATACAGTGATGCAATTATTGGAGATGAAAGATCCAATGATTAATTCTATGTTCCAGACTCCTGAGAATCTTGGTGTATTGCAGGATGCAATTGGATTAGAAGGATTTGAAGTTCCTGGATCTGCTGATAGAGAGAAGCAATATGAGGAGATTGAAATCCTGATGATGTCTGCTCCAATCCAGCAACCTCCAGATCCTCAACTCATGATGATGATTCAACAGAATCCTCAGATGATGCAAGATCCAATGATTCAACAGCAATTACAACCCCAAGAAATGCCATCGATAATGCCAGAATTTGAAGTAGATAATCATCAAGTTGAAGGTGATATCTGTAGGGGATGGTTAGTAAGTGAATTCGGAAGAACGGCTAAGGTTGAAAATCCTGAAGGCTATAAGAATGTAATGCTTCATTTAAAGATGCACATTCAAATGCTTCAGCAGCTTCAGGCTCCTCCACCTCCACAGGCGCAAGGTGAGAATCCAGCCAAAAATAAATTGCGCCCTTTAAGTGAGAATACAGATGCCAAGCAACCTGCCGGAGTCCCCGTTAACCAGTAATGAAACTGAGAAATTAACGGAATCTTCCGTTTTAGATTCTCTTTCTACAGAACTTGAGGAAGAAGATAATGAGACAGAAACCGAGGAAACTCCCTCGAAGCAAGATGACTCCTCTGACTCTGAGGATGAGGAGGATTCTGATGAAAGCGAAGAAGCTGAAGTAAAGATCGAATCTAAAGATGAAGATCTTGAAGATTTAAGATATACAAATGTCCCGACTAGAGATACTCTGAAGAAGGCTTATCCAGATATCTTCAAGAAGTATCCTGAGTTAGATAGAGCGATTTACAGGGAGAAAGCTTATACAGAAATCTTCCCTAGTATTAAAGAAGCAAAAACGGCTGCATCAGATCTTCGAGAGTTAAAGAGTTTTGAATCTGAAGTTAATGAAGGAAATCTTGAAACTGTCTTAAATACCGTCCGGCAGAATAATCCTAAAGCATTCGAGAAGATGACAGGTGGAATTCTACAGACTCTTCATAAGGTCGATGAGAAAGCATATTACGGTGTGGCTAACCACATCATTAAGCATACATTAAAAGTGGCTGAAGCTTTCGGTACAGAAGATAAGTCTGAAGATGGTGAACAGCTTGTTATCGCTGCTAAACTTATTAATAAGTTTATCTATAAAACTACTAAAATTGATGATCCTCCTCAGATTCAAGCTACTGAACAAAAAGAAGATCCAGAAAAAGAGAAGTTTCAAAGAGAGAAGTCAGAGTTTAATCAGCAGAGATTGAATGCGGCTACTTCCGATGTTGGTGGACGTATCACTAAAGACATTGAGAGAGCCGTTAATAAGTATATTGATCCTCGTGGATCGATGAATGATTATACTAAAGAGCGAGCCGTTAAAGATGTCATGTCGAGATTAGATTCCGAAATCGGAAAAGATCCTCGATTTAAAGCTGTGATGGGTCAACTCTGGAAGAAAGCTAGTGAAAACGGCTTTCCGGAAGATGTGAAGAAACAGATCCATCAGAATGCTATTAACAAGGCTCAGACTCTTTTAGCTGGTATTATCAAGGGTGTTAGGTCAGAAGCTTTAAAAGGTCAAGGTAAGAAGGTTTCTCTTTCTCCTAAGAAATCTGAAGATGATGAGACTTCCGAAAGGCGCTCGTCTCCGCCTAAACAATCATCTTCGAAATATGATAAAGAGAAAGAGAAGCCAAGAGCAAGATCTGTAAACGATGTGATGAATTTCTTGAATAAAGGTTAGAAAAAATGAGTGTCACATCTAGCAGAAGTGTTGTAGTTTCTAATCACGGGGATGTATTGTATTCTCAGGAATTTGCGGCTGCCGATTCATCTGCAGGTTCAGGGCAGAACCAATTAGTAAGTTTAATTTCTGGGAATAACACAATCACCATCCCAACTGGAGCCGTAGCCGTTACTATTACTCCTTTACCATTGAATACTGTTCAGTTAATTGCTAAAGGTGTAACTGGAGATACTGGAGTTAAACTTCATCTTACTGATCCTTCTTCAATTGGATTAGGAGTTGGAGCTACTTTAGTTATTAATGCAGCATCAACGGCTACAATTAGATTAATCTTTTCGTGATTCATAGATAGGAAGAAAAAATGCCTGCTGTTGGTAATAATGATGTAGTTGCTCTCGAACTTGAGAAAGTTCTTCCTCAGATTCGAATCTTGTACGAGTCCGACGATATGTTCTATGCCAACATCAAGAAACAAGATGTTGAGAAGATCTCAAATCGTCAGATGCGTATTCCATTAGAAATGGCACCAGGTGGATCATTCCAGTATTTTGATCCTAACGGTGGAGATTTGGGTCGTGGTTCTGGTCCGACTTGGGATAAGGCTGTTTTAACTTGCGTATTCATGAGTGAGAATATTGAATACACCAAGTTAGCTGAATGGGGAACTGACGATTCACGTAAAGCTATTGTTCAGGCTGTACGTCGTTTAGTTAGTCGAGCATTCATTGAATTACGAAGGCAGCTTGATTCTCAGCTTCAGCAGAATGGTTCTGGTGTAATTGGTGTTGTTACCACTTATACTGGTGCTACTCCAGCCGCTGGTACTGCACAGATTACTGCTACCACAGATGGTTTTGGTGTTAGGTTAATGCGTCAAGGTCAGACCATTCAGATCTATGACACGACATTAGCTACTCTGAAGGGTTCAGCCGTAATCACATTCTGGGATGTGGTTAACAAGACAATCCAAATCCAGCCGGAAATTGTTTCCATTGCTGGTGATAAGATTGTTACTAACGGCATTAGTGCTCCAGCTACATTACCTGGTCTTTATGGTGTTCCTTATCATGATTCCAATGCTTCTACTGGAACTTGGTTAGGATTTGACCGTAGCACAACTCCAGCCGTTAGAGCATCAGCCGTTAATGCTGCTGGTTCTGCATTAACTCTTCCACTTCCACGATTAGCAATTAACAATATTGGTAATCGAGTTGGATTGGATAATTCCTTTAGGCCAGTAGCTTGGATGCATCCTGCTCAGAAACATGCTTATGAGCAGATTGGTCAGCTTGTTTCTCAGATCTGGAAAGATCCAAAGGAACAGAAGCTCGATATGTATTTCGATGGAATGCAGATGGCTGGTGCTTCAGTCAAAGAGCATTTCAATTGGGATACAACTCGAATTGATTTCATCTCAAATGAAGTTTGGGGTCGTGGTGAAATCCTTCCTCTCGGATTTTATACGACTGATGGTCGTAAGACATTCGAGATTCGTGGTGCTTCTGGTGGTGTCGCTACCGCGGAGATCTTCTACTTAGTTAACGGCATCCAGACATTCGTTAACAATCCTGCAGCTTGCTCGTACATTTATGGATTAGCTGTACCGACTGGATACTAGTCATGCCAGCAACTGTAACAGTAACTGGCGTAACTGGTCCGGGAGTAGCATTAGCGGCTACAGTATTTACTAACGTAGCCAGTTTCAGTGTTAACACTTTCAATGCCGAAGTTCTGACATTAACATTCACTGATAGTAAACAGCCGAAAGAAGTATCAATTGCGGCTGCTACTACTATCACTGTTACTGTCAGTGGCGTCAATTACACTGTCACTATTAGTTAACTCAACCTTCTAACTTTAGGAGTAGAAGAATGTATCCTGGTGCTACAACTCGTGCTACAGAAGAGACATTAGTATCAGCCGCTACTATTAGTCCAAAATCTGATCTAGTGCTTCTCACCGGAACTACAAGCATTGCAACCATTAATCCTCCATTTGCAGGATTTTCTGGTCTCCTTGTTTTAATTCCAACTGGTGGTGCTGTAAGCTTACTGGCTAGTGGAAATATTGCAGCTACAGCTACTTTAACCAACCTTGTTTCTAAAGTCCTCTGTTATTCCAAGAAGAATAACAAATGGTACTCTGCTTAGTTTTGAGCTGAAGAAAAGGATAGAAAAATGCCAGACCTTAATTTCCAGAATTTCTCGACAGTTCAGAATGCTCTCATGCAGAAGCCAGTTACTCTTGCTTCTGCAACTGTAATTGCTCCTCAGACATTTCTTACATTTCTGAGTGGCACTACAGCAATTGCTACTATTACTCCTCCTGTAACTGGTTGCCATATGTTGGCAATTAGCTTTACAGCAGGATCACCTCCAGCCGTTGGTACTGGTGGTAATATTCTGACGGCTATTGCTACCCCAACTCAGAATCAGATTTACTTCTTCATTTACGATCCAGTTTCTGGTAAGTATCTGAATAAGTAGTTTTTGAGAGCCGTTATTTCAAAGCATTATCAACGAAGTAACGGCTCTCTTAGCTTTCAGACTTTAGAGACGAGAAAAGAAGATGGAAACAGTAGAATCGATAGAAGTCTTGAATAAGAGGTTAGAGGATTTCTACGGGAAGTTTGATACTGGAGATCCTAACTTCAGAATCGTATGGGCAGATGATCAATTTGAGAATGTTTTATCTCCCTATACTGATACTGGCATCTTATTGAATACTCCTATTGTTCAGCGGAAACCAAAATACGGCTATCTTAAACATCTTTATGTTTTAGAGAAGCTTCTTCCTGTTCCTGAATTGAATCAATTAGAATTAGGAAAACGAGTTTCATATGAGCCGTTTTGGGCATTTGTTGATGTTAGTGGGCATCCAGTTCCACCAATCTGGACTCAAATTAAGTTAATGATTGACCATGTATTCGAAGTAATGAATTCCACTCCTGCTCCGTATAAACCTGAAGATATGAGTGAAGAAGCACTAGAAGAAAAAGCTAAAGCTATGGAAGCTTTATTGTTTGGTAATGAATCTAAAATTGGTGATAGCCTTAGTCATGGTTCTGCTGTAGGTTATGGAACTTACAAAAGAAATGACTCTCGTTTTATTGGTGGACCTAAATTCTTTAAGTAGTCTTCAGAGGAGCAGAGATGCCAGCTACAGAACAGTTTTATCGGAATGCAAAAGTTCAGAGGCTTTCTAGGAATCCTAACGATAAGACTTCAATCGTCTCAATCTATCCGAATGAGATTATCGACTATAAGCCTACTGCATTTCCGAATGAACATCGTGTACCTGCTGCACCTGTAGGTGATATTGTCGTAGCAGTTATGGAGTCTGCATCTTGGTTTAGAGAAATGCCAGATGAGCAGCCGTTTTTAGAAATTCCAATTTCATCTCATTTAGTAGCGGCTGCCGTTATTAATGACTATTGCTCTGGTCTCTTAGGCTATGCTGCAAATTCTAGAATGCCAGGATTATTCGTTATTCCTGGAGCACATACTAAGGAAACGGCTAAGAAGTATATGGATATGACTTCTCAAGTCACATTCACTGAAATGCTGACTAAAGCACAGAAAATGCAGCGAGATTGGTATGCTGAACTCGTTAAGCTGGCTGATATTGATTGGAGCCGCACTTCTGGTAATCCTCTTTCTATTTCTAATTTAGCTCGCCAAGCTGCTGAAATGCTTGGATTAGCTAATGATAAGAATTGGATGGCTGATATCTCAACAATGCAGAAAATTAATTGTAAAGCTTGTGGAACTCTTGTTCTTCCAAACTTTCCAGTTTGTCCAAATTGTAAAGCTATTGTTGATGAGGAAAAAGCTAAGGTTCTCAACATTAAGTTTGCGAGTTAAGAAAGAAGAAAGATTAAAATGCAGACTCTCAAAGCAATCGACATATTCGACGGTGTGAGATCTCTCTTGAATGACCAAGAGATCAATGTCTACAATAATGATATAATCATGCCGTATTATAAGATTGCTACTGAGAAGCTTCTGCAGGAGACAGAAGATAGCAATCTTCCTATAACTAATGCTACTTCTGCTCCTTACTTGATTACTCCAGCGATGATAGATATCGGTGGGGATACTGGACCGGCATTACCAAATGATTTGATTGAAGTCATCAATTGTTGGGAGCTATCGCAGAATAATTCTAACAATTATCATATGATGAGAAGAGTAAGATTTCTACCAAAAACGACTACTTTAACTCCATTTCTTGAAGTCTATGCTTGGCAAAATCAACAAATTAAATTCCTTGGAGCTAAAGGTGTTGTACAAGTTAAGCTGGATTACCTTGCTAGTAATCTGGGAACTATTGTGGATGAGAATACCATAGTTAAAATTACTGGAGCCGTTAATTTCTTGAAATTCTCTACAGCAGCTTTATGTGCTAGATTCATTGGTGAAGAAGAATCTAGATATGAAAGCCTAATGGCTTTATCTCAAGATGCTCTAGACACTATGATGAGTATTAAAATCAAATCTGCTCAAGGAATGAATACTAGACGTAGACCATTCATGGCTAGCTACAAATTCCGTGGATATACTACTGGTCGTTAGAGATGCGAGATCACAAACCGACAGTAATAGATCAATTTAATGGGCTCTGGAGGAGAGGTGACTTCGATTCAACGCCACCAGACCATTTCTCTGACTGCAATAATATCCAGTATATTCAGGGTGGATTTAAGACTAGAGATGGAATTGATACTCATTTGGCATATCCTACTGTCTTACGGATGTATACCTTCAATCAAGAATCTGGACAATCTCTCCTAATTCTTGATAATGCTGGTAATATTTATGATTCCGGATCTACAACTCCACTTACTCCAATTTTGACAGTAACTGGAATGACGGATTTTGGTTTTGTTCCATTTGCTGGTAGAGCTTATATCTCTCCTTCAGATGGAGTTACTGGATTAGAGAATGAATTCGTTTATGTTTATGAGGGAGATGGAACTGTAGCTAGAAAAGCTGGTGGTGTTTCTCCGGTAGATGCCGATGGACTTCTAGCAGCGGCTAACTCTGGAGTTTCCGGAAACGTTGAACCTGGGATTCATATCTATGCAGCTGTTTATGAAACTGAATCTGGATTTTTAACTAATATGGGTCCAGATACTCTTCCAGTTTTAACTACTCCGGGAGGATTCTCTGTAGATTTGAGTAATATCCCAGTTTCAACTGATCCAGCCGTTACTACCGTTCATATCTTATCAACTAAAGGTATTAATCCTCTACTCTATTCTGGTGATCCTAGATCATACGAATTCTTCTTCATTCCTGGTGCAGATGTTCCGAATGGAACTACTTCATTAACAGTGAGTTACTTCGATGCAGATCTGCTAGATTCTGCTGATGATTTAGAAGATTTATTCGAGGAGATACCGGCTGGAGTTGGACTTGGAGTATATCATAATAGACTCTTAGTTTATACTACCTTTAATGATATTAGCTTAGTTTATGTCTCGAATCTCGGAGAACCAGAAGCTATCAATCAGATAGATGGTTTATTGATATTTCCGTTAGATGGTGAACCGATTACTAATGCTCAAGAATTTAGGGATGTTCTCTATGTATTCAAACAGAAGAGAACTAATGCATGGTCAGATAATGGAGATTCTCCTTCTTCATGGCCATTAACAATTCTTGATCAAGGTATTGGCTGTTCACTTCATGGATTATCTACAGTTTTAGATAGCGGCGGAGTTAACGTAGACTTCCTAATTACATCTGATTTCGCTGGCATCTATCTCTTTAACGGAACATTCGTTAAGCCAGAATTAAGCTGGAAGATTAAGGATCTTTGGTTAGATTTAGATCGCCTTAAATTTAACTACATTAGAGCTATAAATGATACTATCTCCCAGAGACTCTATTTCCTACTTCCAGACTATAGAGTATTAATGGGAGATTATTCTAATGGTTTAGAGCCAAAACCAATTAGATGGGCTATCTGGACATTTGATATTCAAACTACAGATTTAGCTCTCATTGATACTAATACGTTAGTTTTAGGTGTTCTTGGATTGATCGAGGACGAAGATGCCTAGGAATATCACCATCAACTTTTTAGATAGTATTGGTAATATTTTATTTACTGAAAATATAGCTGAACCTAGAGATATGCCTTTATCTGTCATAGCTAAGGCATATTTAACAAGAATAAAAACAAATCAGCCAATAGAGAATTGGAATAAGGTTTCTATTGTAATAGAGAAGATTTAATGGCTACCAAATTCTATATAAATGAAGGATTAGCTACTCCTTATTATGTTCCTCCACTACAAGGTAACTGGAACATTACAACTTATATACAAGCTTTTATGATGGATCCAGTTTCATTTGGAATTGGTAATACCTTTACTTATCAAGAGAAGAATTCTGGACTTCCTACACCACAAAGATCTTTAGTCTCACAATCAGTAAGTCGTCGTCTTTTACCACAGACTATAAGTGGTACGATAGATTTTGTATTGGCATTAAATCAATGGAGTAGTTACAATACTACTACACGAATGCATGTTTATATAGCAAACGAGACTCTTAATACTATACATGGCACTCTATTAAATCAATTTGAGGAATCTGGTGGTCCAATATGGTATACATCAAGTGCAGGTTCAGGACAGCCGGATGCTAAGGGGACTAAGCTAGTTACACCTCAAACTTTAACTCCAGTTACAATACCTAGTGATAGTAACATATATAAATTAGTAATTGAATTTGGAAGTAAATCGACAGCATCTACTGGCACTTTTATAAGGACTGGTCATTATGCAGGCTCTAGATCTAATGCTACTGCACTTCAGGTACCAGATTTAATTATTGATAATATAGTAAATTTAGACCATGCAGGATATTTCTTATTCTCAGCAGACATACTACTAGAACCTATTCCAATAACTAATATTAATATTGAGAATGCAATCGAAGTTTCACTCCCATTTAATGTTTCAATTGATCCAAAGGGATATAATCTCTGGTATAAATATACTCCAACTGTTGATCGTATGATAGGAGTTTTTAGCTGTAGTTCTACTATACCATATGTCTCAGCATATGTATATGGTGATCAATTCCTTGGTTCTGACGGTCCTAATGGAAACAAACAGCCATTACAATTCTTCGGGTTGATAGGATCTACTCTACACTTTTTAACTTATGCAAATTATTATTATGTACCTGGGAATTTTATAGATCTTGAGATTTATAATGGCCCTAATGATGCTGTTCGAGTAGGTGACTTATTCATTTCTAGTGATGGTCATTTAGGTACTTCTGTCTGGTTAATTCCAGAAACTGGTCTAGTACGAACTGGTGATTCTAGAATTGTATTCACAGAGCTTGGAGTAAGTTTAAGTAATGCAAAATGGGCATTAGTAGATCAAGATACGAATGAAGTAGTTATTTATGGTGCAGCACCTAATGTAGGTGAGATTGCTCGTGTAACATTACCAAATACTTCTGATTTTCCACAAACAATGGGAACCGACTTTAAGGACTTTTATGTCCAGCTATGGGATTCTCCTCTAGCTCCCATGTATAAGATTAGTGAGGCAGGAGTAGTAGATCCTAGGGTTTGGCATATTCCATGGGCTGATACTGGCTATACAAACGGTAGTGGTGGTCAAGGTTCCTTTGGACTCTCTAGAGATGGAACTATAGCTTATTTTGGGGCTAATTACGAGGATGATTATAACTGCTCATGTCGCAGATTTGACATGGTAAATGATATTGAAATATTTCCACCATTCTTACCTCCGGCACCAATTCCTATAGATGCTACTTTTGCTGGGGAAGTAATTGTTCTTAGCGATAATACAATTTTATGTAATTATAGTCAAGAGTATTATGGTCCTCCATGGCCTCAATGGACAGTTCACTATGCTACCAATGGAACTGTCTTACATATTATAAATCATGGAGAAGCTGAAATTCATCATATTACTCATAGTTTTGATGATGACCCCGATAAGTTTTGGGCGTGGACTCAGCCTAATGACGGTCCTAATGATGGTCTTAATGTATTTCAATTAATTAGATTATCTACGGGAGCTATTCTAACTGAATTGGCACAGCCTATGTTTGGGGTAGGATCTGGTGAGTTTGCTGATGATTGTAATCCATCAGCTAGATTTGGTGCAGTTAGCAGCTGCCCATTAATGATAATGATGAAAGCTGCTTTAACAAATACAGCGGCTGGAATTTACAAACTCGTCCCAGATAAAACTAACGATACTCTTTATACTAGTCATGATCCTCTAGATACATTAGAATCTAAAATTCCTGATCCATCAGTTACTCACTTCTTAGAGGGTGAGGATTAATGAGTGCCTCATTTGGAAGTGGAGCATATTTAACCAGAACTTCTGGTACCTTTTGGGATCTTTCTGTAGGTGCCTTTTCGATTAAATTTTGGTTGAAATTAAATCCAGCAACTTCACAACGTACTATTTGGGCAATTTATAGTGTGGATGGAGATTTAACTCAACCATATGTTAGATTAATTTCCGATGCTGTAGACTTAGATACAGTTAAATTTGAAGCATTTAATGGAACTACTACAGTATCATCATTTACTCCGCTTAAATTAACTAAAGATCGTTGGTATCCTTGCTGGATTCGCTATCATCAAGGAGGTAATTTTCTTCAGTTTTTCACTAACATGAAAAATAGGGGAATAGATGTTAGTCCTTCGATTAGTGGAATTACATTCCATGCAGAACGGATTGGAGATTCTTCTATTGAAGTAGCTTGTTATCGAAGTTTTATGAGAGATATGGGTATTGGTGCAGATGTTCCAAATCAGTTAAGATTCAGCGATATGCTGCTGTATTCGCGTCAACTTGACTTAAATGGTATTCCTCTTTGGTCTGGACTACCTGGTTCATTTGATAGTACAGTTTACGTTGATGCACCATTTGAATCAAGCGGAACAGATGTAGTAAATGCTCGTAATTGGGTACCAGTTGGTACAGTAAATTTTACTTTAGGATTATCAGCAACGGCTGATCCATTTATTATCGAGAATTTTTCTCAGGTGATATCTAGTGGACCCGGACCTGGTATTGGTTGGTTTCAGGGTGGATTTCCACTTGCTGTAGTAGGCAGGGGATGCTCATTAGGTAACTTAGCAACTTGTAGTAGCGCACAATTTGAAACTGCATTTGAAACAGTCTATCGGGGTGTAAATAAAGGAAATATTCGTTTTCGCTGGTGGCAGCGTAGCGATATATCAGATGCAGCAGATATTCCACTTTGTGTATTATATAATTATGGGAGTGCATTTATTTCAGGTAGTAATATCCGTCAACCACAAGTGCTCTTACAATCTCATGAGAATGGATCATTAACCTTAAGTATAGCAAATGGTGCTGGTACCGGCGTTTTTATTACAACTACAACTGGACCAGGTAAAATTCCTACCGATG